AGGGACGCTGTCCAGTGGATAAGTGCATACTGATCGCCTAGGCGATCAGTATCAAGCCCAGACAGTGAAGTCTGGGCTGTATGGGGTTACCGATTGAAGTTTTGCGCTCGTGCCTCGTCAAGTTCGGATTGCAACTGTGCTAGGGTCATTGTTTTTTGTTCGTCGGCTGTGGCAACGGATCCGACAAACTCTTTGAGCAGTTTCGAGAGCGTAAAGAGTTTGTCGGACGCGCTCGGCGCTTCTATATCCTCATTGATCAGTTCATGTGCTCGGTACATGCCGTCAACATATCCCTGTGTATATTCGGTATTCCAGTGCATGCGGATATCCGTATCTGGTGATTTTGGGAACCGTTCGACAATAGAGCGTTCAAGGTGTATACGATTAAGCAAGTCGGTGGTGTTGATAAGGGGCATAGTGGTAGGTGTAATTAGTTAATAGGATCCGACTTGATGACTTCCGATACTTCAACGACTTCCCAGTCGCCATACTCGCATAAAAACTGAATCTGGTCGTCTGGGGTAAGCGTTTTAAGCAGATCGTATATCGTCTCATATTCGTCGCTCGTCCAGTCCTGATCATGATAGTCGGCGAGCTCGTCAATGATATCCTGTTTTGTCTCGAATAGGATATCCTCCTTTGCATGGGTTCCTTGGCGATCGATAAGTTGAAAAGGCATAAGGGGTTGGGTGAATTAGTTAATGCTAATAGTATACTGGGCACTCGTGCCTTTAAGATTTTGGATAATTATAGTGCAATTATCCATATCAAGCGTGATATTTTTATTGTTAATATCTTTTTTCATCTGGGCACGTGCTACGTCGACAAAAGACGTTTCACAGAGAATGTCAAACAGATTTTCTAGTATGCGCTTTTTTTGTTTTTCTGTACGTTTCATAGTGATATATTAATTAATTAATTAATAGGATTAAGATCGCCGTTAAAGGTAAACAGGACTTCATTTGCTTCAATTTCGCCCTTAATGCCCTCGTCGGAAAAATATTGCTCGTAGTCGTCATGGCATGCATGTATCCAGCGCGTGGCACAGTCTTGCAACAGGTCGGCAAGCGTGGGGCCCTTCTTGGGCTTTTTGATAAATTCAAGCAATGGCGACAATATAACGCTGTCCAGATAGTAACCCGTCAATGGGCAGTTTTCCGCTTGAAGCACTACGGAGTAATTCGTTTTGATATAGTTCGCAAGCGGTTTACCCGTCAATTCTAATTCTCCCATGGGTTCGGACACGGTAAGGGTGGCATATGTGCGGTATCCATATTCCCAGTCGATATGCTCGACGGGAAAAATGGTTTTGAATTTCTCCAGTACTGCCTCATTCTCTTGCGCGTTCCAATAGTCGGAATAGGTTTCACGATAGTTTTTTATCGCGTTCTCTTGGGCCTTTGGCGTAAGTTCGTCAAAGGAATACAGGGCGATTGTTTTGGTGATCATATTAGTCTTTCAGTGATTTAGCGAGCTTATGGCGTGCCGTGGTGTAAATGGCGAAGCCGTAAGAGTTAAGGGCTTGCTGTGCTACTTCCTCGGCGGTGTAACCCTTGCGAAACTGCTGGACTATAAAGTCAATGCAACGGATAACTTCGGTAGTGTTATGCTCGGCACGTTCGGCGCACTTGCCACATTTACAGGCAAGGCAATTGCCACATTGCAGTCCGCAGGTTGCGGATATAATGAGGTCATTCGCCGTGCAGTTGTCTTTTGTATGTAGCATACTAGTTTTTTAATAGTTTAAATCGTCCGTCCACGGCGTCAATGAACAGGATCGTCGTTCCGTTTTTGTATTCGGCTTGGCCGATCACGGGGTGGCCGTGATTGGTAAGGTAGGCAATGGCGATTTCCTCGGCGCTATTGTACTGGTAATCGAACGGGATCGTTACGGACTGCTGGAAACGGTAGCTGGTAAGTTTAATACGGGATCCACGGGAATTGGTGACTGGTAAATATTTAACTTCTACGGCGTGATAGTTTTCCATAGTCATAATAGTGATGTTAGTTGGTGAAAAAATTCAGTAAGAATATGCGGATTTTGGATTTTAGTTTTCTTTTAGTCATTTAGTGGGGTTAGTGAATAAGTGATATCGAGTTCGGACAAGTGATAAGCCATTGCAAGGTCTTTAGTGTGCTGATATATGGTGTGGTTAGATATGGGGTACTGCTCGTGCTTAATGGCGAGCAGTTGACCGTAGGCGTAAAACTTAATGGGAATATTCATATTATTCTAATTCTGTAATTAATATATCCTCTACATTTAGATGCTCGCGGTTGGCGAGTATTTGCGCATATGCTTGTGCCGATTCATATGAGCCAAAGCCATGCAAAGCAAGCAAGACACGGTGGGAAGTAAACTTGTAAACGGTGTAAGGTAGTTTTTTCTTTTTCATATTATTTATGTTAGTCGTCCCGTGCGATCCATACAGGGTTGGCCGTATGGGCGCACGGGGGTTTATTAATTGGTGTGAGCTTGTAGCTTCACTATGGAAGGCGCAAGCGGTGAGCTTGCGCGCTGTGGTAGTGGAGCCGATAGCTAGAGCATAGCTATCAAGGCGTGCTCTAGTTCGAGTGTAAAGAACAGATCGTCAATGTAGTAAAACATTTTTCATTCCTTTTGTTGTTGGTATAAAGAGCTTTGTACTTCTTGATAGATACAGTGTAGCATGCCTATAAATAAGTGTCAAGGGAGTTATGCACAGGGCTAGCAATAAGCGGTTGCGAGTGGGGCCGATTGGCGTGTTAGCAGTCGGTTATGTCAAGTGCTAGTAACGAAGCATGCTGGAATGGTATCGAGTTGTGTTGCTACCTATATTTTGGCTAAAATTAGCATTGAAATGAGTAAAATAAAATGTAATAATATAATATTCTAAAGACTTACTTTTATTTTTAATGTAAATTGATGATTATAAAACTTTTTGGAAAAAAGTTGCTACCTTGCTACCTTTTGCTGTTTTGATCAATAAACATCGGCAAAAAGTGGTATTTTTTCAACTTGCTACCAACTTGCTACCTTGCTACGAATACAAAACAAAAAAAGTTTTTTGTCAACTACGAAAACATATTAGGACACAATTCGCTTTTTGTGTTATAATAAAAAAGCACGCTATTCAGATGCTTTGCTAATGTTGGCAGAAAAAAACACGAAGTCAATTTAGACCAATAAAATCAATAGTTACTACAACAAAAAATCAATGTTAATTCTATGCCATTATCTTGCGCTACGCTGATCGGTTGCTTGCCGGACTATCACAATGGCTACAATAGACGTGCTACGCTGTAATGTCGCATTAGAGCGTTACAGGGGATCAGGGCATAGGCCAATGTTTTTTGATATACATAAAAAAATATCCTTTATATATTGAGCTATGCGAGCGCAAGCGTTGGCCCACTCCCAGCCCTCCCCGAGGCCCCCGGTCTTTGACGGTTGAAAATTGTAGGTACTTGTCTGCTTGCACATCCGGAAAATTCAATACATAATAAAGTTATGGATATAGTACCGTCGAAAAATACCTACGAATTTTTATTAGACGAAACAAAATTGTCCCCGGAACAATCCAAGTTTTCATTTGCATATTTTTCGCATGCGTCACCGCATCACGGAGACCTGGTGGCGGCAGCAAAATTCGCCGAATACCCCATAGAAAAAATCCAACTTGAATTACAGAATTCCGCACCGTGGATCCGTCAAGCGGAAAACGTCTATTGGAAATCGCAACAAGTAATTACTATCAGGGAAAAAATCAACGAAATACTGTCCCACCCTCTGGACTGGCAGGACCCCCGGTTCTTACGTATACAGGCTGACGTGATTTTAAAAACGGCACAGGCACTCGATCCGAATTTCAAACAGTTATCACAGAGTACAAATAGTGTTCAACCGCACGCTACCGTAAATATTATAAATTATGGAAACGAAAAACCTGACGCTCCCGTACAAGTTTTCTCCGAGAGCGTATCAGTTGCCCCTGCTCAAAGCTCTTGACGAAGGCTATAAGCGCGCGGTTGTCGTCTGGCACCGCCGTTCCGGCAAGGATAAGACCCTGCTGAATCTTGTGATAAAAAAAATGTTCGAGCGCGTCGGCGCGTACTATTACTTCTTGCCGACCTACTCCCAAGGTGAAAAAATCATATGGAACGGTGCGGATAAAGACGGCTACCGGTTCTTGGATCATATCCCTAAGGAACTGATCAAGCGCAAGAACGACACGAAGATGATTATCGAGACGAATAACGGTTCGATCTTGCAGGTCATCGGTACGGACAACATCGACTCCATTGTCGGCACCAATCCCATAGGCTGCATTTTCTCGGAGTACTCCCTGCAAAATCCGGCCGCGTGGAACTTCATCCGACCTATCTTGGCGGAAAACGGAGGGTGGGCGGTCTTTAATTATACGCCGCGCGGGAAAAACCACGGCTATGATTTGTTCGAGCACGCGAAATCGGATCCCACATGGTTTTGCCAGAAGCTGACCGTTGAGGATACGAATGCGATACCCAAAAATATATTGGATCAGGAACGCCTGGAAATGTTCAAAGAGACCGGCGACGACTCATTGTTCTTGCAAGAGTATTACTGCTCATTTGATGTGTCGGTACAGGGTTCATATTACGGTAAACAGATCCAGGAAGCAGAGGAGCAAGGCCGCATAACAAAAGTACCCATTGACAGTGCCACCCCGGTCGATACGTGGTGGGACTTGGGTATTGGCGACAGTACCGCGATATGGTTTACTCAAAGAGTAGGCATGCAAGTGCGCGTGGTCGATTATGTGGAAGCGTCAGGTGAAGGGTTGCCATATTACGCCAAACTCCTTCAAGACAAAAAATACTACTATGGTTCCCATAACGGGCCGCATGACCTTGCGGTAAGAGAATTAGGCTCCGGATCCTCACGACTAGAGACCGCGAAGAAGCTCGGCATCAGTTTCCGCATAGTACCCAATCTGCCGATAGAAGACGGCATTCAGGCGTCTCGCATACTCATTGACCGATGCTGGTTTGACGCGGTAAAATGCAAGCAAGGACTCGATGCGTTGCGTAACTACCGGAAGTTCTGGGATGAACAAAGCAAGTCCTATCGCAACCGTCCACTGCACGATTGGTCCAGCCACGGAGCCGATGCGTTCCGGTATATGGCAGTCGGCATGAAGTCGAATTCAGGAAATGCGAAAGCGCATATTCCGAACATGGCATCGTCGCCGAGAAAAAAGTCACGAGTACTGTCATTTTTTAAATAAGCACCATGGGATATTTTACCGTCAACGACCGCAGCCACGAGGGCGAGCTGTCGGTCTTGGAGAAAAACTACAAGCCGAAGAAGCGCAAGGCAGTCATTCCATATTCTAAATTAGGTAGGAGCAATTCAACATCGCATGAGACCGATCGATCTGTATATAGAACCGACAACTACTAAGGGGGGACGGATCAAGGAGAAGCAGTCCGAGTACTCGCCTGACGAAAAAACGCAGCACCGCCTGGAGTACTTGCGCAAGTATTACCGTCTGGGCGACATGATACGCAACAAGCCGTACCGAGAATTTAATTATCGGAATTTATGGCAGTACGTCGACGATTGCTTCGACCGGTTTATAAATTTCATTCCGGATCTGACCGAAGGCGATCCCAGTCAGCAATGGCGGGCGAATACGGTCAGACCGCTTAGCAGAAATAAAGTATTGGAAATCGCTGCGTTCGTCACGAGTTCGATAATGAATCCGAAAGTGGTCGCGCAGAACGACGACGCGGAAGTGGACGAGAAGGCGGCGCGCGTCATGGAGGATCTGATGGAGTTCACGAACGAGCAGAGC